TGTTAAAGAATAACCGCCTGTTGGTTTAACCGCAACAAAGATTTTGCCGTATTGTGGTGGATTAGCTTCTTCGCCACCCCACACATTAACTGCATCAAGAGTAATACCATATTTGTTTTGTTGAATTAAAGTAATGTAATCATTCTTTGTAACTGCACGATTTTGTGCTGCGTATGCTTTAGGTGCTTGAAACTTAATGGAATCAATAGTTTCTTTATTACCACCAGCAGAAGCAGGAGTTACAGAATTGACAGCAGAAGCGGAATAACCAGAAACAGAATTCATCAATACAAATGAATTTGCACCCGCACCAGAAGTTCCTTCAGTTGAAAGATAATTAACAATAACAATATTACCATCAGTTAATTTTTGACCTAAAATTCCATCACCAAAATAGATTTCATAATTTCCATTTAAAGATTCTTGTATAAAATATACTTGTGAAGAACCATTCAGCGTCAAATAATTTGTGGCTAAATTGTAAATATCGTAAGAAGAATTTGAAGAAGAAGCTTGAACAATTACTTGTAAAGTGCTTGTGTCAATAGTAGAATCTGGTATTTGGAATGTGTAATTTGGATTACTACTTGAATCAACGGTGTAAGAATATGTTGCTGGAACACCTTGTTTAATAACAACATTATTAAATGTGACCGTATTGTTTGCAGTATTAACTGTATAGGTATCTGGATTAACAAAATTGTAGTTTACGCCATTAATTGCAGATGATGTAAAATTTTGATATGCCGGCAAAGTTAATGAGTTAGCAGTAACACCATTAAATGTAATATTAACTGTTGCAGTAGGTGCTACAGCAGATTTTGGAGTATAGTTTAATGCTTTAGAATGTGAAACAACAGAACTTCTTTGAATGGCAGAATCCAAGAACATCTCGTTGGCAACCATATTCAAATAATACGCATTATATTGAGTATTATAAGTCAATAAATCCACTAAAGTGTTTAAAGCAGAGCCTTCAAAATTATAGTCTTTAAATGTGTTTTGACTTTGTAAATAAGTTAAAAAGTTGGTTTTGAGAGTATCAAAATCAACACTACTTAATTGAATATTGGTATTAGCGCCAGCCATTATCTGGTCCTTTGTAATAATAGATTAATTGCTGAAGGTGATGTTTGGTTTCCAATATAAGCGTATACGGAAACATTAAATTGGTTACTATCTGGCAAAGCAGTCACATTAACCTGACTAANTGAAGCNCTAGGCTCATAGTTAGTTATCATNCTAACAATCTCATTTTGTATGAGTGTTGCAGTAATTGGTGAAACTGGCTCAAATAGTAGNGAATTCAAAGAACTACCAACTTCAGGCTGAAACAATCTCTCACCTAGATTTGTAGACAAAAGGTTACGGATTGAACGAATTACCGCTTGTTCATTATATTTCCTGGCAACATCACCTGTACCTGGATTAGGTAGAAAGGTGAGGTCTAAATCGGAGTAAATGTAATTAGTGATTGCCATTCTTTATTTATTATGGTTAGGAGTAAAACACGTTACGGAACTTCAGGCCAGCGTTGGAAATATTTCGGGGCCGGAACAAAAAATTTGAATTTTCCTTAATTATTAGCCGATGCAAGTTTGGATATTAAACTCGGTGTTCCAATAACATTGTTAACCAAATAAGACATTGTTCCACCCATACTATTAAACGATTGTAGAAAACTTGTATCCTGAGAAACTTGTAACGAATTTTGATAAAAACTCACATCTTGAGTTCTTTGATTATACAATACATTTTTTGTAGATGTAATATAACTTTGAATAATTGCAATCTCAGAATTAGGTAAATTAGAACTGATAATTGTATTTCCTGTGATAGGATCAGTATTCATTGAAATACTGTTAGCATACTCATTTGCATAATAACTTAATTTAATAGTATTTGCTGTCAAAATATCAGGAATGAATAAACTAGTAAAACTACCAAGAATTGGTGCGGTATTACTAACTACGTCAGTTTTAGTTAAGGTCAACATATTCAATTGACCAATGTTTTGTGCAGAATTTAAACTTGGAATACCTTGGCTATTTGAAACCGTGACGCCAGATATATTATCGGTATGAGATTTAAAGTTATTCAATTCAATAGTTAGACTGGAAGCTAATGATTGTGTGGTGCTATCATTTGCCGAATTTGCAGAATAATATAGGCTATTTGCACTAATTAACATACTTGCCACATTACTGGCAGTAGGATTCTGAAAATAATTAGTTCTAACAATAGAACCAGAACTTAAATCTGTTATTTGCCAAGGTTTTAGTGGTGATGTATTGGCAATTAAATTTAACGTATTTGACGCACTATCCGCCAATGTTTGTGCAGAACCAAAACGGTTTGTGTCAAAATTTAATCCTAATCGTGAATAAACTGTCATAATATATTTCCTTTAAGGCATTAATGGCAAAGGTGAATTTGTAGGCGCAAGACCACCTGGACCAGGATGATATGCGTGAGTGTGTGAATCGTATAATGACCTAATTAATGGCGCTCCGCCTTCGGGATCCATTAAAATTCCACCGTAAGTAATAACAGTACCAATAACTGCTGGTGCAGTCACCAAAACTGTAGCAGTAACAGTACCAGGAACAGTAGGACCGGGGATTCCAACATTGACCCCACCCAATGTTGCAATGCCGGCAAAAGGGTTATCGGAACCCGGAACTCCGGCTTGAATGCCTGTTCCTGCGGTCACAGCACCAGTAGAATGTATGTCGTCAGCTTTGACTTGTCCCACCACACTTACATCGGTATTAAAAACTGCTCTGCCACCAGAAGTAATGTATATACCTTGAGTTGTCGGCGCAGTTAAATTTAAGTAACCACTAGAAATAACACTATAATTACCTTTTACTAAAAGGTTATAATCTTTTTCTACTGTTTGTTTAACACTACCTCTAACATTAGTAATAGCATCTCCACCGACAGTTATTTCTGCATTGCCCGTAATACTAATATTACATTGTCCACCAACAATTACATTACCATCTTTTGCGGTAATATAATATCCGTCACCAACAATCTTATGAACTTCAGTACCGTCAGGTTGAATTTCTGTAAATGTTCCTGCTTTATGTTGTGTTCTAATTCTTTCGGCACCAGGAGTATCATCAAATTCTTGAAAATGACCCGATTCCGTTTGCATCACATTATTATAAGGATACTTAGCTGCATACGCTGATGGTGGTTCTTGAATTTGTGCCATAATTTAAGCTTTAGAAAAATTATTTGTTGTGGATGAAAATCCTGCAGCTGCATATACTGCTTGTGTTGCAGCCAATTGTTGTTGTGTATTAGCAATCGTTGTTTGTCCAGGAGTTACCAATGAAAGGGTAGCCTGTGTTGCAGTTGCTGTTAATGTTGCAACTGATGTTGTAAATTGGCTAATAGAACTTTGAACATCACTTATTGCATTTTTTAAATCATCTATATTGGCTTGGCTAGGGTCTGGAGTATTGTCTAAAGCAGATTGAAAACCAGAAACTAATTGTTTTTTTAATAAAACAACACAATCTTTAAAGTATCCTAATAATTGAGCTGGCAAACTTAAAATATAAGCCAACAGTTGTTTAATTGCATTAACATAAGAAATAAATTTAGTAATTTCATCTGTCATATCTTTAATAAATTTAGTTGCATCTTGAATATCTTCAGCCAATTTTTTCAATTGATTAGTAATAGCGCTACCCGAAGGATTAACACCAAAAAACTTTAAAATTGCTTTGATAGCATCACGAATTGCTTGAACAACTTTTCCACCAAAAGCTCCAGCTTGAGAAATAGCTAAACCAACATAACTACTAGAATCACAAGCATGAGATAAACTTTGATTTGATTTTTTTAAACCTGTATTAGCGGTTGCTCCGTTACCGGTTGCATAAGTTGAAATATTTGTTGAACCTTGAGTATTATTTTCATCAACATTTGAAGAAACGGCATCGGCTTTATTTGTGCTGACAATAGGCAAAGCACCAGACGATGTGGTCGGTGCAGCCAAAGCATTTTCAAATTTTATTGTATCTCCAAATAATGTTGTTGCCATCTTTTACCTTATTTGTTAATTCCTGGTAATATTCCCATCATAATAGGCATTTGTCCTGATTCTCCGTCCATGAAGAATCCAACAACCCAATCTTTTTCTCTAGGCTTACTGAAAGTATTAGGAGCGTTAATTGGATACATTGGCAGAGCCCAAGGCAAGTCTTTTTTAGGTAACGCTGATTCATCATCAGTATGCCAACCAAAGATACGAACTTGCGCTCGACCGGAACCTAAAGGATCATTTCGGTTTTCAACTATACCGACCCACCAAATAAATCTGTCAAGGCCAATAAAATTATTACGATTCATAATATTTGAATTCCGCTAGATAACTGTTTAATTCCTGGTGTGGTATTATTATAAGGTGGATAAGAAGCTCCAACACTTTCTTTACACAATTCCAGTATAGTTATATATGAGTTATTTTTTACAATATGTCTTACCGCAGATATTAAGTATTTACCAGAATAGAATGGATCTTTTTCTCTGGTCACATTAGATTGACCTTGTGAATACACTTTAGGATCAATTTGAAAGATATCAAAATTGACTGTTTTACCAGCAACCAACTGCGGGTCACCCGGAACAGTAATTTTGATTCTCATGTAGTTTGCAAGACCTAGTTGTGCAACTCGATTAGGCAAATACTTTTCAATAAAAATATCATTTGCTACCGAATCTGGTGCTTGTGCAACGTAAGCATTTTTCTTTTCTTCAGAATTTGACGTTGCCATTCTAAGTGAACCCATTTGCAATCCAGCCGGACTTGCATCCGTTTGTGGGCCATACATTGTCTTACCAAAACGATTTTGATAACCACTTGCAATGTTTGTTAATGGATTTCCATTTAAAGAATTTCGACTTTTAAAATAATCAGCATAATTAAAAACTGTTTTTGTGCTATATTTTCTCAATAATGGGTCAATGGTAATAACTTTATTGGCAAAAGTACCATTAGAAATGGCACCTAAAGTATCAAAAAAGTCNAATACTTCAAATTCNAAAACNTTTCTTAACTGTTGATTAACATCAATTTGAAGTGGTTTAGTTTGAACATTTTTAGGATCAAATTGAAAGGTTTGATAAGCGCTCTGTTTATATAAATTTTGTAGTGATTTAAAATTGTAGCCGTCACCATTTTCATAAAACAACATATCTGCACCATCTCCATTTGCTGGTTGTGCATAAGTTGATAACCAATTAATTGTTTCAAACAATTTCTTATTCGGTAAAATAAAATCATAAACACCTTGTGTTACATCCCAATTCAAATTTTTATTGGTCTGTAAATATTTTGTCATAATATCGATAACGATATTGTATATTTGAGTACCAGGATACGATTTTGAAATTCTATATTGTTCTGAGATTAAAAATTCTTCAGAAATAAAATTCAAAACATATACTTCATAATCATTGCTGTCACTTGTTGACCGTTTAGATAATTTGTATACTCTATAATTCTTAGAAATTCCTTTATCTTCTTTAGTTTTTTGTAATTGAACTTGAAGGAATTCTGTACCGTTCAATAGGTAATTAGAAATTAAACCTAACGAATCATTTAAAACAACTTGACCAGAAATAGTAGAACTGTAAATATCTTCAAACAAATTTAACTCGAGCATAAACGGCATTAAATTAACTGTACCATTTTGTAATGGCGTTA